CGGACGAGTTCAAGGCGCACTACGGCGGCGTCACCGGCGACGGCCTGCACGTGCTGAAGGTCGACGGCGTCGACATCGCGGGCATGCAGGCGCGCGTCGACGAGTTCCGCAACACGAACACGTCGGTCATGCGCGAGCGCGACCAGTTGACCGAGCGCCTCAAAGCCTACGATGGCCTCGACGCCGCGGCCGCGCGTGCGGCCCTCGCGGAGGTCGAGCGCCTCAAGGCCGGCACGGGCAAGCCGACGACCGAAGACGCGGTCGCCGAGGCCGTGCGGCGCGCGGTCGAGTCCGCGGTCGAGCCGCTCAAGCAGTCGGTCGCGTCGATCACCGCCGAAAAGACGCGCGCCGAGCAGGAGGCCGCGCAGGCGCGGTTGGCCTCGGCCGTTGAGTCGACGGCGCTGGAGGTCGGCGTGAAGCGCGGCGCCCTGCGCGACGTGCGCAGCCGCGCGAGCGAGGCCGGCTTTGCGCTCGCCGCCGACGGGCGCGTCGTGCAGATGAAGGCCGGCGTGCCGGTCTACGTCGAGGGCGTCGAACTCGACCTGAGCCGGTGGCTCACGTCGTCGCTTCGCAAGGACGCCGACTGGATGTTCGAGCCGAACGGCGGCGGCTCGTCGCAGGGCAGCGGCCCGGCGTCGACCGCGTCGAAGGTCATCGAGAACCCGTCGGCGCTGGACTTCGGCGCCAACGCGGCAGACATCGCGTCGGGCAAGACCGAGGTGCGCATCTCCGCCCTCGGCTAGGTTCGTCGGGCCGGTCGGCGTGCGCGGGCGGTGCCTGCCACGCCGACGCCTCGGCCTTCACGTCATCACAGGCCACCGCGCGGTGCGCGGGCCGGCCGGCCGCGGTGCGGCTCCCTCACACAGTCCAGACCCTCGCCCGGCGCTCAACGCGCGACGTCGGGCACGCGGCACCGCCGGCGGCGGCACGCGCTCGCTCGCGCTTCACCGGAGGAACTCACCGTGCCCAATACGCTTTCTGCCGTCATGCCGAAGCTGCTGGCACAGGGCCTCGTCGCCCTGCGCTCGTCCTGCGTCATGCCGCGCCTCGTCAACCGCGCCCTCGAACCGCTCGCCGGCGCCAAGGGTTCGACAATCGACGTGCCGATCCCTTCGGCCATCACCGCCGTCGCCGTGACGCCCGCGAACACGGCGCCCGTGACCGCGGACGTCTCGCCGACCGTCGTGACCGTGCCGCTCGATCAGTGGTACGAAGCGCCGTTCTACATGACCGACAAGGACATGCTCGAGGTCATGGCCGGCACAATTCCGATGCAGGCGTCGGAGGCCATCAAGGCCCTCGCCAATAACATCAACGCCTACATCCTCGGCTTCTACAAGGACGTCTACGGCTACGCCGGCACCGCCGGCACCACGCCGTTCGCCTCCGACCTCACCGCGCTCACGGCCGCGCGCAAGGTGCTCGGCAACCAGCTCGCGCCAATGGGCGACCGCCGCCTCGTCCTCAACATGGACGCCGAGGCCAACGCGCTCGGCCAGCGCGCGATTCAGGACGCGTCGTGGCGCGGCAACGCGGCCGGCATCGTCGAGGGCATGATCGGCCGCACGCTCGGCTTCGACATCTTCAGCGACCAGCAGATGCCGACGCACACGGCCGGCACCGCGTCGGGTGCCACCACGAACACGGCCGGCTACGCCATCGGCGTCAGCGCCGTCACGCTCGCCAGCGCGGGCACCGGCACGATCCTCGTCGGCGACGTCTTCACGTTCGCGAACCACACGCAGACGTACACCTGCACGGCGGGCGACGCCGACGTCTCCGGCGGCGGCACCCTGTCGTTCTCGCCGCCCCTCGTGGCGGCCCTGCCGACGTCGGCGCAGGCCATCACGCTCAAGGCGTCGCACGCCATCAACCTCGCCTTCCAGCGCGACTGGCTGTCGTTCGCGTCGCGCCCGTTCGCCGACGCCGACGCGTCGGGCATGGGTCGCTTCATCCCGGCCGTCGACCCGGTGAGCGGCCTCGCGATCCGGCTCGAGGTCACGCGCGAGCACAAGCGCACGCGCTGGTCGTTCGACGCGCTCTACGGCGCGAAGGTCACCCGCAAGGAGTTCGCTGCGCGCATCGCGGGCTAGGCCTCACGGCCTGACCACGCGACACGCACGAAGCGACCACCATGTCGATCATCCTCGCACCCACTACCCTCGGCAACGAGGCCAAGGTCTTCGCCGGCGCGGTCACCCTCGACGGCTCGAACCCGACCGTCATCGAGACGGGCCTGCGCGGCATCGTCGCCGCGGCGGTCGTGCAGAAGTCGACGGCGACGCCGGGCGACGACCCGTCGGGCTTCACCGTCAATTACTCGGACGCGTCGGGCGCCCTGAGCATCTACGCGTGGAGGAACACGAGCGGCACCGACCCGACGCTCGTGGCTTCGACGAACTCCGCCGCCGTGATCAGCGTGGTCGCTGTCGGCTACTGACGCCCGTGGGTCCGTCCACCGAGTGCCGGGCGCGCGTCTACGCGTCCGGCGCTCGGTGCCACGGGCGCCGGGTCCAACCTTCCTGACGGAGGACACCAGCCATGAACGTCACCTTTACCAAGACCGTGCTCGTCCGCTTCATCCAGTTCGGACACGAGGCATACATCAACGCGGCGGAGTTCGACCCGGCGCAGCACGAGCGCGTAGACGAGGCCGCGCCGGCCATCAAGGCGCCGGTCGCGCCCGCGGCACCTGTCGCGCCGAACGCCGCCGGCCACGCCGTGCACGGCATGAACGTCGACGCGGCGAAGGCGTACGCGGCGTCGCTCGTCTCGGTCGCCGACATCGCGGCGGCGCAGGCCGCCGAGTATGCGCACCCGCGCTTTCCCGGCGGCCGCACGTCGGTCCTCAAGGCCCTCGACGCCGCGCACGACGCGGCCCTCGCGGTCGCGGCGAACGCGACGGTGCAGTAGCCCGCCATGCCGTGCGACATCGTCACGACGCCGGGCTCGGCTCTGGCGACGTCGTACGCCGACATCGCGGCGGCCGACGCCTATTTCGCCGCCGGCGCGCACCTGTTCGGTGCCACGTGGCTCGCGGCGTCGGAGGCGTCGAAGTGCGCCGCGCTCAAGCAGGCCACGCGGCACCTCGACGACTGGTTCCTGTGGGCCGGCACGCCGACCACGACGACGCAGGCGCTGCAGTGGCCGCGCGGCGGCCTGTCCGACCGCGTCGGCAACGCGCAGGACCAGAACGCGCTGCCGGTCGACGTGGTGCGCGCGACGTGCGAAGTCGCGCAGGCCATGCTCGTCTCGGACGTGCGCGCCGACTCGGACCTCGAAGTCAACCGCATCACTAGCCTGACGGTCGGGTCCGTCGCGCTCGCGTTCGGGTCCGGCGTGCGCGCGAAGGCCATCAGCGATCAGGTGACCGCGATGCTCCGGCACTGGGGCGCCGTGCGCGACATCGGCGGCACGCGCAGCCTGCCGCTCGTCCGCGTGTGACGCCATGGCCCTCAACGACCTCATCGCCTCGCTCGTCGGCGTCGCCGACCGCCTGACCGGGCCCCTGCAGGCGACGGTCGAGCACCACGTCTACCGGCGCATGGACGGCAAGGGCAAGGTCGAGTACTACCCGGCGCCCGACCTCGTGCCGGCGGTTGTCGCCCGCGGCCAGACGCGCACGGGCTACAACGAACGCGGCGAGGTCGTGCCGGTGCGGGCGGTGCTCACCTTCCCGCGGCCGATGTCGGTCGACCTGCGCGACAAGTTCGTGCTGCCCGACCGCACGACCGGGCCGACCGTGAACCTCGACGCCGGCGTCGTGAATCCGTCGGACGGCGCGCGCTACGTGACGGAAGTGGGGATAGGCGCATGATCAGCGGCACCGTCGAGGGCGAAAAAGACTGGGTGCAGCGCGTGATGCAGCTGGCCGGGCCGGAGGCCATGCAGCGCGTCGGCGCGGGCCTGTACCGCGGAGGGCAGGCGATCATCGCGGACGCCGTCGGCCTCGTGCCCGTCGACACCGGCGTGCTGCGCGACTCGGCCATCGTGCAGGAGCCCGTCGTCAACGGCGACGAGGTCACCGTCGAGCTCGGCTTCGGCGGCGCGGCGTCCGACTACGCCATCGAGCAACACGAGAACCTCGACTACAAGCACCCGAACGGCGGGCAGGCCAAGTACCTCGAGACGGCGACGACCATGAACCTGATCACGGTGCAGTCCGAGGCGCGCGACGCGCTGCTCGCGTTCTACCGGGAAGTCACCGCGGGCGGTGCACCGTGACGGCCGCCGACGACCTCCACGCCTACGCCGTCGCCGCCACCGCGCTCGCGCTCGTGTCGGGCACGTCGGCGTTCGCCGGGCCGATGCCGCCGCAGCACCCGGTCGACGCCGCGCCGGCCTCGGTCGCGTTCGTGGTCTACGGCGCCGGGCGACCGAGCGAGCAGGCGTACGGCGCGGCCGGCGTGAAGTGGGAGTGGCCGCGGGTGCAGGTCCTCGTGCGCGGGTGCCGCGAGGACCTCGCGTCGGCGGAGACGCTGGCGGAGGCGCTTTACGACCTCATCGGCGGCATCGCGCCGGGCGCCACCGTGAACGGCACCGTGCACCTCGCCGTGACGTGCCTGCAGCCGCCGACGTTTCTGCGCTGGGACGCCGACCGCCGGCCGGAGGTGGTCTTTAACGTCGAGTGCCACCGGGAGGTGTCGTGATGGCGGCCGACGTCGAACTCGCCCGCGCGCACCTCCGGTCGGCCATGGCGTCGCTCGTGGCCGCCTCGGTGGCCCTAGGCGAGGTCGTCGCCGTCGTCGGCACCGACGCCGCGCCGGCGCCGCCCGACGCTTCCACGGGCCGCGTGGCGGCCCGGGAGGGCCGCCGGACGCCGCCCGGGCAGCGGAAGTGCGGGAAGTGTGGTCAGCAGTCGTGGCAACGCCTCGGGAGCATCCGCGGCGGCGCCGAGGAGGTGGTCTGTGGCTTCTGTGGCACGCCGCAAGGCGACGAGTAACAACGCGGTCGCGCCGGCCGCGCCGCGCGGCGCCGACTGCGTGGCGGTCGTGGAGTTGACCGGCAAGGACGGCACGCTGCTCGCGGCCGTCGGCGAGGTGTGCGAGCGCGTGCCCGACGACGCCATCGCGTGGCTGCTGGAGTGCGGCGCGGTCGTGCCCGTGCACGCCGACGTCGAGGGAGGTGGCCAGTGAAGCACGGTTCAGCGTCGGTGCCGTTCCTGTTCGTCGACGCGTACGACATCCTCGACCATTCGGTGCTGTCGGTCGACGGGCCGGAGGTGGAGCCGGTGCTCGAGCGCACCGACGGCCTCGGGCAATCGAGCGAGGCGCACACGCCGGTCGGCCTGCGCAAGGGCCGCCTGTCGTTCGACGGCTACTTCGACGACGGCGACCTCGGCACGCTCGCGGCGCTCATCGCGCCGGGCGGCGTGTCGCGGCTCGTCACCACCGGCGTCGCCGGCAACACGTTCGGCGCGCCCGTGTCGATCATGACCGGCGCGTTCGCCGGCAAGGTGCGGCGCGGCCCGAAGCGCGGCGAGATTACGAAGGCCGGCGGCGACCTCGTCACGTCCGGCACCGTGCACCTCGGCGCGATCCTCCTGCACCCGCTCACCACGCGGTCGAGCACGGGCGACACGCAGGGCGCCGACTCCGTCGATAACGGCGCCTCGTCGGCCGCCGGCGCCGTCGCCGCGCTGCACGTCAAGGCCTGCGCTGGCGTCACGAACGTCGTGGTCAAGGTGCGGCACTCGGCCGACGACACGACCTACGCCGACCTCATCACGTTCACGGCCGTCACGCCGTGGACTCCGCCGACGGTGCCGCCGGCGGTCGCGGCGCAGTTGGCGTCGGTGGCCGGCACCGTCAACCGTCACCTCGCCGTGTCCTACACGTTCACCGGCGCCGGCACCATTGAGTTCGCCGTAGGCGTCGCGCGCGGATAGGCCGCGAGCGCATCACCCGAAAGAGAGAGACGCACCATGGCCAAGCGCGGCAGCAACGAGATCGTCGTCGAATACGACAACGCAGGCGGCAGCCTCGTCGACATCACGCAGTATGTTCTTGAAATTAGCTCGCTCGACGTCGAGATCGTCCTCGAGGACTCGCACTCGTTCGGCGACGCGTGGGCGGAGGCGCTCGCCGTCGGCCTGCGCAAACTCGCCGACGTGACCCTCATGGGCTTCTACGACGACGCGGCGTCGCCGGCGCCTGACGCGCTGTTTCAGGGCAACATTCCGACCGGCCCGGCGTCGTCGTCCAAGACCCTCAAGATCACGTTCGGCGGCACGAAGACGCTCACCGTCGAGACGTTCCTCGCCAAGTACCGCCGCATGCCGAAGCGCGGCGAGATCACCAAGTACGAAGTGGTGCTCCGCCCGACCGGCACCGTGACCGAGGCGTAGCGCACGACGGGCCGCCGCGCCCGGCACGACCACACGCGCGCCGGCGGCGCGGCGCGCCGCGTTCTCCTGACGGAGGAGCCTCACCATGCACGACACGACTACCACCACCGCACCGCTCGACGCCTTCCCGGCGCGCGTCGACTGCGTCATCACCGAGGACAAGACCGGCCTCCGGCTCGCGGCCCTCCGCGTGCCGGCGTCGCACCCGACGAGCATCGGCGTGCGGCGCCTCGGCTGGAAGGCCCTCGACGCGGCCACCGAGGCGAAGCAGGCCGAGGCCATGCGCACGCTGCAGCGCCTCATCCCTGCCGGCGCCGACACGGGCGCAATCCGCGACCTCGTCGCCGGTGCGGCCCGCGACGGCGTGGCGCGCGCCACCGCGGCGCGGCAGGCGGCGGAGGCCGAGCGCGAGCCGGTCGCCGTCGACGACACGCCGGCGGCGGTCGACACGGCGCCGGCGGCCGACGCGTCCGACCCGCTCGATTCCTACTCGGTGCCCGTGCTGCTGGCGCGCGGCATCGTGACACTCGACGGCGTGGCCGCGACGACGGAGGCGCTCGAGGACCTGTCGCCGGATGCGGCGCTGCGCACGGCCGCGGCCATCCTCCGCCTTTCGGCGCCGGAGGCGTACGAGACGGAGGCCGACCGAAAAAACGCCTAGCGCGGCTGCACGACATGCTCGACGGCGACCCGGTGCGGCCGCCCGTCGAGTGGGTCGTGAGCCGCGTGTGCGAGGAGTTCCACGTCGACCCGCTGCGCGCCGTGCAGTTGTGGCGGCGCAACAGGGCGCTTGTCGTGGCGGTCATGGACCTCCGCGCCTACGCGCGGGCCTACGACCGCGTCGAGCGCGCCAAGGATGACGAGCAGTTCGCCGGCGACGTCTACGTCGACAAGGTGCTCGTGAACGCAAGCCGGAAGCTCAAGGCCGCCGTCGCGCGGCGGAAGGCGAAGCAGCAGCCATGAACGTCGCCGTGCTCACGACGATTCTGCGCGCCATCGACAACGTGACGCCGGTGGTCACGAAGATGCAGCGCGACGTCTCGGCGTCGCTTGGCGCGGTGAAGAACCTGATCGCGGGCGCCCTGTCGGCCGCCGCCGTGCTCACCGCCGTCAAGGCGTTTCAGGACCTCACGGGCAAGCTCACCGACCTCGGCGCCAAGACCGGCGTGTCGGCGTCGGCCATGCACGGCTTCAAGCTCGTTTTCGAGCAGGCCGGCGTGTCGATTGACGCGGTCGCGTCGTCGATCAACCAGATGCAGGCGCGGCTCGTGAGCGGCGACGGCGGCGCCGTCGGCGCCATGAAGCAGCTGGGCCTGAACGCCGCCGACCTCGTGCGCATGCAGCCAGACGCGGCGTTCACGAAAGTCGCCGACGCCATCGGGCGCGTCGAGAACCCGGCGTCGAAGGCGCGGCTGGCCATGGACGCCTTCGGCCGCGGCGGCCTCGCCCTGCTGCCCGGGCTCAACGGCAAGCTCGGCGAGACGGTCGGCGCGTTCGAGCGCATGGGCCTCGTCCTCAGCGACGAGGTCATCGCGGCCGGCGACGACTTCGGCGACACGATGACGGTGCTTGAGGCGGCCGGCATGGCGCTCGTCGCGAATGTGCTGACGCCGATGCTCCCGGCCCTCACGTGGCTCGCGCAGTCGTTCGGGTCGCTGGCCGCCAACTTCATCCCTGCCGCGCAGCGCGCGTTTGACGACATGGTCGCCGCCGGCATGCGCGCGCTGGCGTGGGTCTACGAGTTCGTGGCCGGCATACTTGACGCCGGCGCGAAGGTGCCACTACTCGGCCGGGCCCTCGGCGCCGTCGGCGCGAACGCCGACTATTTCCGCCAGCAGGCGCAGCACATGAACGACGCGGCCGCCGCCATGGCGGTCGAGGTGCCGAAGGCCGAAGCGGCCGTCGCGCGCATGCCGCCGCCGCTGCGCGACACCGCGGCGGCCATGCAGCGCGCGGCCGAGGTGGCCGACATCCTCGAAAAGACCCTGCGCAACCTGCGCTGGGACGCGTACGCGGAGCAGCAGGACGCGATCCGGGAGGCCGTGTCGAAGACCACCGCCGAGCTCATCGAACTGGTGGAGGCCGAGGGCGCGGCCGACGTGACGACCATCGGCATTGTCGCGTCGACCGAGAATTGGTCGCGGGCGCTGGAGCAGTTGAAGCCGGGCCTGACCGACACGAAGTCCGGCGCCAAGGGCCTCGCCGACGTCCTCAAGAATGACCTGTCGTCGTCGCTCGCCAAGATTCCCGGGCTCATCACCGCGGCCATGACCGGCGGCGGCGGCGCGTCCGGCGCACTCAAGGCCGTCGGGTCCGAACTCGGTGGCCAACTCGGCGACACGCTCGGCCAGTTCGCGGCGAAGGCGGTCGGCGGCAAGCTCGGGTCGCTGCTCGGCTCCGCCGGCGGCCCGGTCGGCGCGGCCCTCGGGTCGCTCGCCGGGTCCGCGGCCGGCAAGCTCCTATCGGGCATGTTCGGCAAGGGCGAGGGCCGGCAGACCAACGACCTACGCGACAAGTTCGTGAGCGCCGCCGGCGGCATCAACGAGTTGAACGTCAAGGCGCAGGCCGCCGGCATGACGCTCGACAAGCTGTTGAACGCCAAGAACGTGCGGGACTACGAGGCGGCGGTGCGCGACCTGCAGGGCGCGTTTGCGCAACAGGAGGCCGACCAGCAACTGCTCAACGCCACCGTCGAGAAATACGGCCTCACGCTCGCCGACCTCGGCCCGAAGTTCGCGCAGGGCCGCATCGTGGAGCGGTCGAAGGAACTGCTCAACGAGTGGCGCGTGCTCGAAGACGCCGGCGCCGACATGACCGCCGTAGCGTCGAAGATGGCGCCGGAAGTCGGCAAGTTCATCGAGGAGGCGATCCGGTCAGGCACGACCGTGCCCAAGGAACTCGAGCCGATCATCGCGGCCATGCTCGAGACCGGCCAGCTCACCGACGCCGCCGGCGAGAAGTTCACCGACATGAGCCAGATTCCGTTCGCCAAGGACGTCAACGCGTCGCTGCTCGCCGTCGCGGAGAAGCTCGACATCGTCGTGTCGAAGCTCGCCGACGGCCTCGCGGGCGCGTTCGACGCGGCGGCCGCTGCCGGCGAGGCCATGGCGGGCCGCGTGAATCGCGCCATCGGCGGCATTCGGGCGCGCGTCGACATCGACTACACGCAGTCGGGCGGCGACCCGGGCTTCGCCGGCGGCACGCGCTCGCGCTACGGGCGCTGGTTCAACGACTTCGGGTCGGAGTTCCCGACGCGCCTGCACGGCGACGAGGCGGTCGTGACGCGACAGCAGGCGCCGGAGTTCGCGCGCGACGTGCTCGGCGGCAGCGGTGGCGGCGGCATGGTCCACAACGACTTCCGCGGCGCCATCGTGCCCGATTACGCCGGCATGCAGCGGCTTGCCGACATGATGGCGCGCGCGACGAACGCGCGCGCGTCGGCGTCGCGCGTGCGGGTGAGCATCGCGACGGCGCGGTCGTGACGTGGTGGCGAACGCCGCCTCGGGCGCGCTAGACTTCGTGGCGCAGGCACGTCCCTACCGTCGTCGCGCAGGGAGTGGCGCGGTTGCGTTGACCGCGTCAAGCGGCGTCGGGCCTGCGCCACGAACAGACGACCATGGCCGACGTGACTGCGGACCGCGTGTGTTGCCGGTGCACGCACTGGGAGCGCGCGTCGGAGGTGTTGCCGTTCCGGTGCGGCAACGTCGACAGCCCGGCGATCTTCATCGTCACGCCGCCCATGTGGGGCTGCCGTGACTTCGCACCGAAGCCGAAGCGCCCGAAGCGCCCGACGTTCGAGGCCTACAACCTAAAAGGATACGTTCGCATGGCACCCATCAAGACGATCGTCGCCCTCGCCCTCGTCGTGCCGGCCCTCGCCGGTGCGCAGTCGATCCCGCCGCCGACCGGGCCGGTCACGTTCTGCGGCACGCAGGCCGCGCCGGCCGCCACCGCCTACACCGTGTCGGTGGACGGCGGCGCCGCCGCGCCCCTCACCATGACGGCGCCGCCCGCGTCGGCGTGCCCGTCCGGCGCCACGCACAGCTTCACCCTGCCCGCGTCCATCTTCACCGTGGGCACGCACCGCGTCGTGGTCACGGCCGCCAACAGCTTCGGGTCGACTGCCGGGCCTGAGTATCAGGTCGTAGTTGGCATTCGCCCGGGACAGTTCACCGTCACGGCCGTCGTGCCGCCCGGGAACTAACGCCGTGTCGCGCCGACGGTGGGCAGTCGCGGCGGCGTGCGTCGCGTTGTGGGCGACGTCGCCCTCGGCGCAATCGGTGCAGGGCACGCTCGCGTGGGACGTCGACGCGGGCGGCCTACCCGACGTGTCGGCGCAGTACGAGCGCGACGGCGTGGTCGCGCCGTGCGCGTCGTACGCGAGCCCCACGACGCTCACGCGCCACTGCCGCGCGTCACTGCCGCCCGGGCCGGCCACCTTCCGCGTCCGCATGGCGTCGGCCACCGGCGAGGTCGGCCCGTGGTCGTCGCCGGTGGTGGCCGTCGTCGGGCGGCCCGGGTCCTTCGTCACATTCAGCCACCACGCAGGAGCGACGCCAGTGGCCTTCCCTGTCACGCCGGTTCTCGACAACTTCAACCGCGCCAACGAAGGCCCGCCGCTGTCTGCGAACTGGACAGCCGACCCGATGAATGTGGCCCTTGCTGGTCACGCCGTGGTCAGCAACGCCGCCGCAAACGGCTCCCATTCGTACTGGGACGCGAGCACGTTCGGGCCAGATCAGGAGGCGTGGATGACGGTCTCCAGCCTCAGCGGCACCCTCGTCGGGCTTTACATGCGCATTCAGGCGCCGAACACTGCGGGCGCAGATGCGTACGAACTCCAGTGGAAGACCGACGGTGAAATAAACGCAATTCGGGTCATCAATGCCTACGCGGGAGAGACGGTTCTCGGCACTGCCACCGTGGCGCCGGTCGCGACCGGCTACCGATTCGGCGCCAGAGTGCTCGGAAGCGGAGCTACAGTCACCATCGAGGCCTACATCGACACCGGGTCAGGGTGGACGCTGGCGCTTTCGACCACCGACACCGACGCGAGTCGCATCACAGCGGCCGGATTCGTCGGCTTCCTGAGCGACACTGCTGACGTGATCGACGATTTTGGCGGCGGCACCGTCGTCGACGCCGACGACGACGCCAAGGCGTTCGCCCGCGGCGCCGGCCGCGGCTTTTCGAGGGGGCTGCCGTGAGTCGCTTGATCCCGTGGGGCGTCGCCGGGTCCTTCCCGGTCGTGCTGCCGGCGCTCGTCGGCAGCGACTTCCAGTCGAACCCGACGCTGGCCACCGGCGACTTCAAGATCAGCAAGGACGGCGGCGCGTGGGCCAACTTGGCCACGCTGCCGACCGTGTCGCCGGCGTCGAGCGTGCAGGTGGTCGTCACGTTGAGCGCGGCGGAAGCGGAGTTCACCACGGCCGTCGTCGCCGCCATCGACACGGCCACGAAGGAGTGGAAGGACAACGCGTGGCCGCTGCACACGCCGCGGGCCGAGGGCGCCGTGTGCGGCAAGATCACCAGCGGCACGCCGACGACCGGGTCCTTCATCTCGGCGCAGTTGACGCAGTCGGGCACCGACCTTTTCGGCGGCGGCACCAGCGGCGATGCCTTCGTCACGTTCCTCACCGGCGTCAACGCCGGCGGCACGCGCAAGATCACGGGCTTCACGCCGGGCACCGACTCGCTCGCCTTCGAGGCATTCCCGGCCGCGCCGTCGGTGGGCGACGTCTTCATCATCGTCAACGGGGCCTAAACACATGCCGATCACTTCGTTCGATCCCGGGTACGTCGCCGCGGCCAAGTCACCGCTAGGGATGGTCAAGACCGCCTCGCGCACGGCGGTGGCGGCCAACTGGTTCTCTGTTTACGACCTCGCGGGCAATCCCGGCGCCGGCACGCTGGCCGGGTCGAGCACCACGACGGGCACCGTGCCGACCGACGCGACGGCCGGCCATCCAGTCATTCCGGCGTTCGGCGGCGGCAATACCGGGTACCTCATGCAGGTCGACTTTGGCTCGTCAGTCGCATCTCGCATCAAACTCTTCGACCTCCTGTGGAAGGGCGGCGCGTACGCGTTCAACGCCAACACGTCAGGCAACACGCCGACGAGCTACGCGAGCCGCGTGGTCGGCGGCGTCTACGGCGACGAACAGCTGTGGCTCGAACAGGTCACCGCCGGCACGCTGGTGCAGAACGTCAACGTGACGTACACGAATCAGGCCGGCACGACCGGCCGCTCCACCGGCACCGTGGCGGCGCCCGCGGCCATGATCGTCGGCCGCATGTTCCAGCTCCCCCTGCAGGCGGGCGACTCGGGCGTGCAGGGCGTCACGGGCGTCGTCGGCTCAGTGGCCTCGGCTGGCACGTTTAACATCCTCGTGCTGCGGCCCCTGTGGTCCGGGCGCGTGAAGATCGCCAACGACGGCGACGTGCACGACCTGCTCAAGACCGGCATGCCCGTCGTGTTCGACACCTCGGCGCTCATGATGGCCATAGCGCCGGACAGCACGGCGACCGGCATACCTGAACTGGAACTCGTGATCGCGAACGGCTGACGATGGCGACGCCGTGGCAGGGCCTCTACGCGCGAGGCGGGCAGCGCGCGCTCGCGGTCGGCAACCGGCCGCGCAGCGCGGACCTCCGCGCGCTGGTCGACTCGGCCATCTTCGACGCCGCGGTGCCGGCGTGGCCGCACCCGGCCACGCGTCGGCAGCGCGCGGCGGCCCTGCTCGCGCTCTCGCGCGGCGCGGCGCCGTCCGGCTCGACCTATGACGACACGCTCGCCCTTGCGGTCGCCCTGTCGACCGTCGCGTCGGCCTCGCGCACGGGCGCGCCCTCCGTCGCCTTGCAGGCCGTCGGGCAGGCGGCGCTCGCCGCGGCCGTCGCGGTCGTCGGGCAGGCGGCCCTCGGCGCGGCAGGCGGCACGGCGCCGTCGGGCGCGCGGGCCTCTGGCGACGGCGTCGCGCTCGCCTCGTCGGCGGTGGCCGCGTCTGTCGGCGGCCGCGCGCTCTCCGAGGCCGTGGCCCTCGCCGCGTCGCTCGCCACGGCGTCGCAGGCGCCGGTGAACGCGGCCGGCGTCGTCGGCCTCGCGGCCGCCGTCGCGCACGCCTACGGGCACGACGCCACGTTCGTCGCCGCCCTCGCCCTCGCGTCGGTGGCCACGTCCGGACAAGAGGCGCAACAAGTGCAGGCGCAGGCCCTCGCGCTCGCCGCGCTCGCCGCGTTCGCCGCCAGCGACTCCGCCGGCGCGCAGTCGTACACGGTGGCGCTCGCGCTCGGCGCGGTCGGCGGTGCAGTCGTGACGTCTGCTCGCACGACGACCGGCGCAGTAGACTTGGCGGCGTCGGTGGCGTCGACGGCGACGTCGGCCCTCGTTGCCTCCGCCCTGCACGCGCTCGTCGTGCGACTCGCGGCCACGGGCGCGCCCGGGCTCGTCGTGCCGGGCGCCATCACCGCCCACGCACGGGCCGCCTCGGCGGCGTCGGCGACCGTGTCGGCCGCCGCCCTCGCGGCGCTGGTCGGCGCGGTGGCCACGTCGCCGGCCGGGCAGCAGGCGCAGGCGGCGCAGGTGGCCGCGCACGTGGCGGCCACGATGCCGGCCCTACAGGCGGTCGGCGTGTTCGGCGGCGCCCTCGGGCTCGCCCTCGCCGCGGCCTTCGACGCGCTGGCGTCGTCGTCGGCCGACCCCGCCGCCGCGCTGCTGCGGCTCGTGGCGCTGGCCCTGCGGGCCGCCGTGGGTCGCGTGACGTGGTCGGCGGCACGGGCCGCGAGAACGTGGCAGGCGGCACGGGCCGACGCCACCATGAGCCAGTTGACGAATTGACGGGCCGAGGGCCCGCATGACAAGGGAGCCGACATGTTGCTGCACCTCTTCCGCCGATTCTTCAATCCGACCGCCCGCGCGCCGCAGCGGGTGCAGATGCGCTCGCGGTACACGGTCGAGTGCGTGGCGCCCGACGGCTCGCTGCGGTGGTCGGAGCAGTTCGAGAACCTCGTCGTCACTACGGGCCTCAACGCGCTGCTTGGTAACACGTTCGACGCCGCGGCCGGCTCGGTCTTGTGGTACGTCGGCCTCATCGGCGCCGGCACCGGCACCGTGGCCATCACCTCCGGAGCCGCGGCCATCACGGGCACCAGCACAGACTTTCAGGCCACCGACGTCGGCAGCGACCTGATCATCGTCGGCGCCGGCGCCGCGGGCGCCGACCTCATCACGACCGTGCTGTCGCGCTCGTCGACGACCGCCGCGGTGGCCAACGCGAACGCGAGCGCCACGGTGACGGGCGCGTCCTACGCCCTCGAGCCGCGCCCGGCCGACACGATGGCCTCCAAGTCGTTTAACGAGACGACGCCGTATTCGGACGCGAACCGCCCGGCATGGACGAAGAACGGCGCGCCGTCGGGCGGCGCGATGTCGAACTCGTCGAGCAAGGCCGCATTCACCATCAACGCGACCGGGCGCGTCTTCGGCGCGTTCCTGTCGTCGAGCAACACGAAGGGCGGCACCACGGGCACGCTGTACGGCGGCGGCCTGTTCTCGACCGGCTCGCGGTCGGTCCTCAACGGCGACACGCTCAACGTGCAGGTCGACCTCAGCGCGACCGCCGCGTAGGCGCGCCATGTCGACGAGCAGCACGCAGGACGGCACCGAGCGCGCGCCCTTCACCGAGGGCTCGACGCTGCGCCTGACCGCTACCCTCGTCGACGAGGACGGCGCGTCGGTGCTCGCCGCCGCGGTGCAGGACGTGCGGGTGACGCTGGCCACCTACCCGGGCGGCAGCGTCATCAATTCGCGCACGAACCAGTCGGTGCTCAACACGGCCGGCGGCACCGTGACTAACGGCACGCTCACGCTGCGCCTGAACGGCGCCGACTGCGCGGCGCAGGCCGGCGAGACGGGCCTCGTGCAGCGCGAACTCGCCGTCACCGTCACGTACACGCTGCCGGCGGCGGCCGGCACCGGCACCCTTAATTTCGTCGAGCGGTACTACGTGGAATTGTTCGACCGACTCCCGCAGTAGCCCATGGCTTACCACCACGCGCGGTCGAACGCCTGCCACTCCAACGCGGTGCTGTCGGGCCTCGCCGCGCACACGTTCGGGTGCGACATCGCCGGCACGTCGCGCGTCGGCCTCGTCGACCAGCAGCAGAGCTTCACCGTGCGCAAGACCCTCGGCACGGCCGCGTCGTCGCTGTCGTTCTCGCTGAATCCGGGCGCGTCGCCGGCCTTCGGGCAGGACGTCGTCCTGACGCTCGGCGGCGATCTGTGGTGGGGCGGCACGATCACCGACGTCACCGACGTCATCGTCGGCCAGTACGTGCGGCAGTCGGTCGAGTGCGTCGACTGGCGCTGGCGCATGGACGCCGGGCCGCGCATCACCCGGCGACTCTCCGACCTCGCCGCTAACGTCGCCCTCGCCACCGTCATCAGGGACCATACGGACGCGGCCGACGGCTTCCGGCCCGGCTTCGTCTCGCCCTCGCTGTCGCGCGTCACCGTCGAACTGGAGGATGCCACCGTCACCGAGGCGCTTGAGGCCATCGCGGGCGCCGCGGGCGCGCTGATCCTGCGCGTCCGGCCGACGAAGCGCGTCGACATGTACTCGGCCGGCTTTCCGTCGCCCGCCTCGTTGACCCTCACGAACTCGTCGCGCGGCTTGGCCGGCACGCTCACGCGCCGCACCGAGAGCGGGCAGGTGCGCACGCGGACCCGCGCGGTCGGGCGCGCCGCGGCGACCACGGCGGCCGTGCCTGCGGGCGCCACTGTCATTCCGGTCGACCAGCCCGGGCTCTTCCGGCCGGCGTCCGGCGTGGCGCGCGTGGTCGGCGCGCAGGGCCCGGTCGACGTGTCCTACGCGGCCGTGTCTGGCACCGACCTCACTGGCGTCACGGGCCTCGTCGTCGAACTCGACGCCGGCGCGTCCGTCGCGCCCGTCGAGGTGTCGAACGACGCGCCGGCGCAGACGTCACTGGCCGCGACCCTCGGCCGGTCGACCGGCATCGTCGAGACGACCGTGCGCGTCGACGGCGACTATCTCGTCTGCGCCGCGGTCGCGTCGGCCGACGTGCAGTCGTTCAAGGCGCCGCTCGTGTCGCTCGGCTGGGTCGAGGACGGCCCGCTCGCGCGGTTCTACGAGGCGGGCGAGTCCGTCACCGTCACGCTCACCGCGCCGATCACTGAGTCGGGCACGTACACGGTGCAATCGGTCGACGTGTCGCCGGGCGACGTCCTGACCTCCGACAACCCTCGACTCCTCACGGCCGTCACGCTGCGCACGGCGCGCCGCCCGGACCTCGTCGACCTGCTCGCCCTGCGGCGCTGAAGGACACGCCATGGCCTCAAGCATCACGCGCTTCGCATGGACCGACGACTCCGGCACGCCGTCGGCGCCCGTCGGCAACGGCACGAAGATCAACAACGCGCAGCTGCAGCTCGTGTTTGACGCCATCGACGCGATGTTCACGGCCGGCACGTTCAACGTCGGCGGCGTCTTCACCGCCGAAGGGTTCGGCAATCACACGTTCTCGGCCTCCGGCACCGGCGGGAACCAGTTGGCGGTGCGCAACGCGGCCGCAGGCACGGGCAATTACGCCGGCCTACTGGTCGGCAACAACGGCACCACCTCGGCGCTGGCCCTGTGGGCCTTTTCGACGACCTACACCAGCACCGGGCTGTACGTCGCAGACGGGTGCGTATTGGAAAGCACGCGGGCGGGAGGGCTCGGCATCGCGGCCACGAACGCCAGCGGCGTGCTGCGCTTCCACGCAGGCGGGGCGACCGAGCGCATGCGGCTCGACGCGTCGGGTCGTCTCGGGCTCGGCACGACCTCTCCGGCCGCTGGGGGCCTGACCGTTGCGGCTGGGGCTATTGCCACGACTGCAGCTATCGGTGCGTTCACCCCCACGCACCTAGTGCTAGGCGGCGGAGGATCGTCGCCGCAATCTGGCATGATCGCGTGGGGCGACGGCACCGGCTACCACGTCGATTTCGGCACGCGGTCGGGCGGCAATTTCAGTTCGCGCTTCCGCATGCTGGACACTGGCCAGATGCTGTTCTCGGACGGCAGCGCCGGCGCACCGTCCATCTCCTTCATCAACGACCTCGACACGGGCCTGTGGTGGTCGGCGCCGGCCAGCGTGCCGAAGCTGTCGGCGTCGGTCAGCGGCAACGAGATTCTCCGCATCGAATCGGAGAACGCGCTGCACAAGCCCACGGTCCGGATCGTCGGCGGCCACTCGACCGACCACTGCGCCAAGCTGGTCGTGGAGCGCAAGGCGTCGGCCACGACCGCGCCCGGCGTCCTCGCCTTGCAGGCGGCCAACGGCACGACCTACTTCGTTTATGCTCACACCGACGGGACGCTGAGGATGGGCACCACTGAACCCACGCCGACGAACGGCGAAGGCGTCGGCGGCAAGGTCGGCACGCAGACGTAGGAACCAGAACAGGAGCACACGCATGGCCACCAAAACGCTCGCACTCGTACTCGCCCTCGCGTTCACGACCGCGGCGCCGGCGTCGGCGCAAACCATCGACCTCGCCGCGCTCGGCAACGGCCTGATCGGCCTGCCGACCGCCATCGAGACGGACGGCAATCCGGCCACGCAGGAATGGCTGGTCACGCAACTGTTCTCGAGCAACCGCCGCATCGTGCGCGTCACCGCGCAGGGCGCGGTGTGTCAGGGCCCGCGGTTCGTGCTCGACGGCTCGTGGACTTTGCAGACGCTGTCCGGGCTCACCGTCGCGACGCGCGTGGTCTGGCCCTATTTCACGGTGCAGTCACTCGCGCCGTACGCGCCGACCACCTGCTGACCGGGCGCCGCGCTTATGGACAACTTCACGACGCCAGTCGACCGGATCGAACTGTCGGCGGAGGCCGCGCGTGAGCTGCGCGCGGCCGACGCGCACATGCGCCGCTGCATGGACGCGGCCGCCCTCGACGCGGCGCGCCATAAGGTCGCCATCGGTGAGGCGGCCGCCGCGGGCCGGGCGGCCCTCGAGACGCTCGTCCGCGACGCGGGCGGTGACGAGACGGTGCCGTGGCAACTCGTCGGCACGACGCTCGTGCCCGTGACGTTCACCGCACAGGAGTCGTGACCATGACCAGCACCGCCAACGACGTCGCCGCGAAGGCCGCCGAGCTCGCGGCCGCCGCGGTCGGCGTCGGCTTCGCCCTGCAGATGAATCTGGCCGAGGCCGGCCTCGCCGTCACCATCGTCGGCTCGGCCGCGTCCCTCATCTACAAGTTCTCGCGCGTCGAGCGCGGCCTGTCGGAGTCGTTGCGGGCGCTGCGCCGCCTTGACCGACGCGCGGCGCGCCTCGAAAAAAACGTCTTCGGCATCGACCCGGCCGACGACGAGGCCGACCTCGGCGAGGCGGCGCCGTGAGCCGCCGGCTCGACGACCTGAGCGCGGCCATGCGGCCGCTGGCGTTCGAGTTCCTCGCGCGCCTGCTCGAGCGCGGCGTGCCCGTGCACGTCGTCGACACCCTCCGCACCGAGGACGAGCACCGCGCGAACCTCGCCGCCGGCACGTCGTCGGCCCTGCGGTCCTTTCACCTTCCGCGGCGCCTCCGCCACCCGGTCGCCGCCGGCGACCCAGACGCCGACAAGTCCGACGCGCTCGACGTGTGTCCCTACGCCGTGTTCTCACTGCACGGGCCTGACCGGCTACAGTGGGACGCGAGCGACCCGGCGTGGCTGACCGTCGGTGAGGTCGCCGAGGCGGTCGGCCTTGAATGGGGCGGCCGCTGGCGCAAGCCGCACGACCCGGGACACGTCCAATTGCCTCGTCGCTTGTGGGAGTAACCACCATGCACACTGCACGCACGCAGACCGCCGCCGGCGTCGTCCTGTCGGCCGTCGCCCTCGTCTTCTCGCTCGGCCTGTCGGCCTGCCTGACCGGCGGCGGCACCGCGACGCCGCCGCCGGCGCCGACCTTCGTGACGCTCGACCTGCGGGTGCACGACTTTGAGGCGCCGACGCGCATGCTGGCCGGCGTGCGCGTGTCGTGCGACGCCGAGGGCGCGCAGGGCGTGACCGACGCCGACGGCATCGTCGCGCTCGTCGCCGTCGCGCGGCCGTCGCTGCGGTGCCAGTTGGACGGCGGCGCCGACTTCGAGGGCAAGTTCGACGACTACGCGGCGGAGGCGAGCGGCGCCGTGAGCACGTGGCTCAAGCGCGTCGCCGGCGCGCCCGTCGAGCCTCCGCCGGTCACGGAGCCCGTCGTACCGCCGTACGCGCCGCTGCCGCCGCTGCGCGTCGAGTCGAACGCGCGCTGGTTCGCCACCGACGCCGGGCGCTTCGACTGGCGCGAGGTGTCGGCGTTCTCGCTCCTGTCGCGGCTGCTCGCCGGCGAGGACGACTACGTCCGGGCCTACGTGCGCGACATGCGCGCCGCCGGCTTCACGGTCGTCCGGGTCATCCTCACGCTCGACGGCGACTATTGGACGCGCAGCCCGCTCGGCGGCCGGTCCTTCCGCGCCGCGCCCGACATGCCGGGCTACTGGTCGGCGCTCGAGCGGCTCGTCGACATTACGCAGCGCGAGGGCGTCTACCTCCGCGCGGTCCTCATCGGCGCCGTCGAACCGTTTGGCGGCACGTGGTATCCCGACCGGCGCGACGTGTGGTCGGGCACCGTGCGCGCCCGCGGCGAGGCGTTCGCGGTCGAGGCCGCCGGCCGACTCGCCGACGCGTCGAACGTCGTCTTGGAGCTCACGAACGAGCCCGGGCAGATTGGCATGCGCGAGTCGTTCGACGAACTCATCGCGCTCGGCCGCGCCGTGAAGGCCCGCGCGCCCGGGCGGCTGCTCGGCGGCGGCTCCGTCGACGGGCCGAACGATCAGGACACGCGCTTTGCGGTGGCGCCGTTCGATTACGTCGACGCGCACGTCGAACGGCGCATGGACGTCGGCGGCTTCGAATGGGTCAAGCGCACGGGCGAGTACGCGTTGATCGATCAGGACGCCGTTTCGAAGCGCATGCCGTTCGTGTCTGGCGAGCCGGTGAACTTCGGCGAGGCGCGCGCGGACGGCCGCACGGGCGACGTCGAGACGTCGCCGGCGGTCGCGTTCGCCTACGGCGCCGTGTCGCGCGCCCGGCAATACAACGCCACCTTCCATTACGACGGCGGGCTGTGGACGACGACGCCGCAGGCGGCGACGCGCGCCACCATCGCCTGTTTCATGCAGGCCCTCGACGCCTTCCCGATGACTACGGCGCCGAAGTGGCGCGGCCATTGGACGCCGGCGCAGGGCAATTACTGGCGCCGCGACGCGTGGCCGTCGACCGACGACCCGCGCGAGGTGCTCGACCACGTGCGGCGCGGTCGCGGCGCGTGGCGCGCGTTCGGCGCCGATGTGTTCTCGGTGACCTTCCCGACGTCGCCGTCGTGGAACTGGCCAGCGGCCGTCGCCGCGCCTCCGGTCGAGCGCCTCGCGGCGTGCTCGGACGGCACCTATTCCGCCGCGGTCTACAAGGGACGGTGACGACCATGCTCGACTCATTCCTCGCGCCCTTACTCGGTCAGGCGGCCGCGCAGCTGTTTACGACTATCCTCGGCGGCGGCGTCTTCGCCGTCGGCGTGCCGTGGCTGATCGAACTCGTCAAGCGGTCGGACCGTTTCCCGCAGTTCGACGAGTACTCGTCGACGGCGGCGAAGATCGCGGCCGGCATCGCGGGCGCCCTCGCGGCCGCCGGCATCTCGTCGGCGCTCGACATCGAGGCGGGCACGTTTGTCGTTACCGGCATCACCACGTCGGGCCTCGGCAAGTTCGCCGTGCTCGTCATGCAGCAGCTTGGCCTGCAGGAATTGGCCTACCAATGGCTCTTCAAGCGCGCGCGGCGATAGGCCTCGCGCTCGCGGCGGTGGCGGCCGTCGCGTGCGCCTCGGCACCCTCGCGCGTCGCCCGCGCCGACCGCGCCGTGTTCGTCGCCCTCGCGCAGGTGCAGGACGCGACAGAGGCGGCGTGCGACGCCGGGCGCGTGGCCGCCGACGCGTGCCGCGCCCTCGCGTCGCGCCTCGTCGTCACGCTGCGCGCCGCGGCCGACGCCGCCACGCTGACGCCGGAGCGCGTGCCGGCGCTGCACCGGCTCGCCGCGTCGCTCGCGCCCCTCGACGCCGCGCTCGCCCTGCCGGCGTGGCCGGCCGACGTGCAGGGCCCGGCGCGCGCGCACGTCGCCGCGGTGGCCGCCGCGGTGCGCGGGCAGGTGGCGCGATGACGCCGGCCGACGTCGCCGCGTTCGTGACGGCCGCGGGCCGCGTGGCCGGCGCCGGCGCCGAGGCCTACGGCCGGGTGCGCGCCGCCGTCGACGCGCTGGCCGGCGCCGACGCCGCCGCCAAGCTGGACGCCCTCCGGGTCGCCTACGCCGCCCGGGCCGCCCGGGCCGCCCGGCGGGCCGCCACGACGCCGCAGGACGCGCCCGGGCCGCCGCCCGGGCCGAACGTCGCGCGCCGCGGCCCCGACGCTCCGTAGGGCACGCCAGCGCCCCGGGCGGCCGAGTGGCGGCCCGCGGCGCGTTCGCCGGGTCGCCCGGCCCGTTCGCCGCCTGCGCCGCCGCCCGGCCGCGCCGCGTCGCCCGTCGCTTTTCCCGCCGGCCGCGTCGCTTTGTGGTGGACGGCCGGCGGCGTTGTGGTTGAAAATGCGTGTGTTCGGTGCATGTCGCACCGACAAGGAGCACACGTCATGGCCACCGCAACGACCGTTTCCGCCCGCCTCGCCGCCCTCCGCTCGACCATCGACGACACCATCACCGACGCCCTCCGCACCTCGCCCATGACCTACGGCGGCCGCGGCGTTTACCCAACCAACGACCGCGAGTTCTTCCGCGTGTGCCGCGTCATGGGCTTCGCCACGTCGAAACGTGAGGGCGAGTACCGCATCTGCCCGAACGGTTGCGGCGAGGCCGCGGCGTACCACACGACCGACCGCCGCGACGCGTTCGACACGGCGCAGGCGATTGCAACCGACATGGCGTACCAGCGCGAAGCCGGCCGCACCGCGGCGTGCCTGCGCGCCATCGTCGAGGACATGGACGCGGAGCAGTTGGCCGCGTTCGACCCGCTGGCGTTCGCCGTGCCCTACGTCGACGCCGTCGGCATCGTCGCGGCCGAGAAGGTGCGGCGCGCGTCGGTGGTGGCGCGCATGGACGCGGCGCGCGACGACCACGGCAAGCACCCGGCGAAGCGCGTCGTGTGGTCGGTCGTGCGCGAGGACGGGTCGACGCTGTCGCGCACGGTGCTGGTCGACACGGTGCAGGAGGCGGTGCGCGAGATGCTCGACCACGTCGAAGACGAGCGCGAGGCGCGGCACACGGCGCCGCTGCCGGTGGCCGCGGTGGTGCACGACACCAGCGAGGGCGCCGCGTCGGAGTGGGCCGGGTCGTGGCTGTTCCGCCTGCACGGCGGCATGGTGGTCGACGTCGTCAACACGTTCACGGGCCGCAAGGTCGGCGTCGCGGAGGTCAAGTAGCCATGCGCGTCACGCCATCGCTCCGCAAGTCAATCAACCGCGCCGTGCGGCGCCTTGTCGGCGGCTTCTCGCCGCTGGCCGAGGTCGGCGTGCGCGCCAACGACGCCGGCCAGTGGGTCGCGAACGGGCTCAACTGGGCGGCCGACGCCGACCTTGAAGACCTGCACCGGCTGTCCGAGGTTACGACCATCGACGACCACGCGGCGCTGCCCGGGTGCGCGACCCTCGACCTTTACGTGACGGCCGGTCGCGGCCACGAGCGCGAGGCGCAGGGCAACGTCTACGTTGTCATCAAGGACGGCGTCGTCGTCGACGCGCACGTCTACGACCTCGGCGCGGACGCGCGGTGCATCGCGGTCCTCGGCGTGCCGTTTTGCAAGGGGCGCGCGTGATGGCCGCCACTATGGTCCGGCGCCGGTGGTTCGCCGTGCGTCCTGTCCGCGGCGCCGCGTTCGTCGGGCGCTACACGGCGCCGCCGGCGCGGTCGTCGTACATCGACGGCGCCACCGGGCCCTACGCCACCAAAGCCGACGCCCTGCGCGCGGCCGGCTACGACGTGCCGCCGGCGCGTCCTTTCACCGCCGCCACCATCAACGCGCGGCTCCGCGCCGCCGGCGAACGCCTCGCCGTGCGGCAGGGCCGCGGCTACGTCTACGTGCACGACGTCGACGGCGGCGCCGAGGCGTGCGCGTGGTTCTCGTCCAGCATTCCCGTGTGTTACGTCCGCGACCTCGGCGACACCGTCGACGAGGCTTTTGACGCCGTCATGTCCCACGTGCGCGACCAGCGCACCCGATAACAGGAGCATCCGACCATGAGCACCCGACACGAAGTCCCGACCACGTTCGCCCTCGTCACCGTCGGCCAGCCGTTCGCCACGGCGTTCGACGCCGAACCGACGCACACGAAGGCGTCATCACTGCACGCGCACACGGTCGGCCGCGGCCTGCCGGTCGCGTTCGAGCCGGACGCGCGCGTGTTCGTCACGACCCTCGCCTCGCGCTATTTCGACGTGGTCGTGGTGTTCGACGACGGCCGCACCGCCCGGCTCGACGTGCACAAGTCGACGTTCGGCGAGGCGCTCACGGCCGCCTACGACGCCGTCATCTGGAAGCGCAGCGGCGGCCGCGGGCCGCAGGCCGTGGCGGCCGTTCTCGTCGACCGCGAGCAGCCCGACACGATGCTTCGCACCCGACTCGTCGACCTGCGCGTCGTCCGGCCGCACGCGTGCGACGAGGGGTGCACCGGGTGTTGGACGTGCTACGCCGCGACCGGCACGACGCGGTGCACGGCCGTGTGCCCGCACGCGCCGGCGGCGCCGGAGGCGGACGATGCGCCGGCACCGCGCGTGGTGGTGTCGGTGGAGTTCTTCGCGCGCGAACAGGCCGGGCGCGCCGCCGGGTCGGCGCGTAGTTACGACATCGTGGAAGCCACGACGCACGACGACGGCACGACGTGCGAGCGAGTGGTCGAGGGCGGGTTCTTCGCCCTGTCGGCGGCCGACGGGGCGGCGGCCGAGTACAAGCGCGACCACGACCGCGACGTGCGGCGCCGGGCCGCGGCGGCCACGACGGGCGGTGCGCGATGAGCGCCGCCGTCGTGTTCACGCCGCGCGTCGAGGTCGACGGCGCGTGGTCGCGCGTGCGGATCGCCGGCCCGGTGGAGTCGACGCCGGGTGCGGTCATCGTGCTCGATGGCGCCTACCCGCTCGTGGAGAACGGCGACCCGGTGACGGCCGCCACGCCGCACGTGGTGCTGCGCGGCGCCTTCCGGGTGCGCCGTGCGGCGTGCGGCCTCGGGTGCCGCTGCGATGCCACGGTGACGCCTGAGGCGGCCGTCGTGCGGAGGGCGTCATGAGCGCGCCGGCGGTGCGCGTCCGCGTGCGGCTGCCGGCCGCCGTGGCCGCCTACCTCGACGACCGCCGCGACTGGCTCGCGCACGACGCGCTGGTCGACGGCCACGCGCCGACGGCGTGGCGCGTCTTCGTCGTCACGGTGCGGCACGCGGTGCACGCGTTCGGCACGTGGGCCGACGAACTCGTCTGCGGCCACGACTACGAGGACGGCGACCCGGGCGACCCGGAGGTCGGCCCGGCGCCGGACGTGGCGTGCACGCGGTGCGGGAGGCGGCCATGAACGTCACCCGCACGGCCCTCGTCGCGGCCGTCGTGGTGCCGCGATGACGCGGCGGCGCGGCGCCAAGCGCGGCAGCCACCGCCGGCGCTTCCTGACGTCCTCCGGCGCCCTCGCGGCGGCGCCCGGGTGCCCGGCATGCGGCGCGCCCGTCAACGCCCTCACGGGCGACGTGGTGGCGCCGGACGGCACCACGTCGCCGGGTGCGTGGCGCGCGTGCACGGCGTGCGAGTGGCACGACGCCGGCACCGACACCGGGCGGCCGCGGTTCGGCTGGGTCCGCGTCGTCACGCGCGCCCGCAACGCCGGCCCGCTGCTCGACGAGGCGACCGTGTGCGGCGCGTGCCGCGACGCGGTCGTCGCCCGGGAGCAACGCGCGGCGCGCACCGTCGGCGCGTCCGTCACCGTCACCGCCCTCGCTCCGCCGACGCCGTCGACGCGGTGCGACGAGTGCGAGCCGTACACCGTTTGACCGTTCACCCGACACGCAGGAGCAGACCCGACCATGGCCAAGACACCGACCACCACCAAGCCTCCGACCACCACCGCCGACGCGCCGCCGCCCGTGGCGCCGCTCGTCGCCCGCTTCCTCGCGGCCCGGCGCGCCGCCGTGCCGCTCGTCTGGATTGCCACGCCGGACCCGGCCGCGACCGTCGCCGCCATCGCGTCGGCCGTCGCCGCGACGGTGCGCGAGCCGGCGCCGATGGTCCTTTGGGACTGCGTCCGCGGCGTGCAGCCGATGAACGAGGCGGCGCAGCCGTTCGTGGCGCGCGTCCGCGGCGAGAACATCGGCGGCTTCGCTGACGCCGTCAATACGCTCAGTCAGCCGGCGCCCGACGACGCGGCGACGGCGAACGCGCGGCGCGGCCTGCCGGCGCGCGGGCTCGCGTTCATGCTCAACGCGCACCTCGGCCTGACCGAGAACGGGCAGCCGGTGCCGCCGGCCGTGCAGGCCGTGTGGAACACGCGCGACGCGTTCAAGGTCGACCGCCGCATCCTCGTAATGCTCGCGCCGCACGCGACGGTTCCGGGCGAACTGCGGCACGACGTCGTCGTGCTCGACGAGCCGCTGCCCGACGCGGCGGCGCTGGCCGGCATCGTGCGCGACCAGTTCGAGGCGGCGAAGCTGCCGACGCCGGCCGCGGAGGACGTCGACCGCGCCGTCGACCGGCTCACCGGGCTCGCGTCGTTTTCGGCCGAGCAGGTGACGGCCATGTCGCTCGGCGCGTCCGGCCTCGACCTCGAGTCGCTCACGACCGAGCAGGCGCGCGTCATCAACGCGACGCCGGGCCTCGTCGTGCACCGCGTGACCGACGACGACGACCCGGGCCTCATGCACGGGTGCGACAGCGCGCTTGCGTTCGGCGCGCAGTTGTTCGCCGGCGCGCGGCCGCCGCGCGGCATCGTGTGGGTCGACGAGATCGAAAAGGCCTTCGGCGGGCTCGCCGGCGACACCTCCGGCACCACGCAGGACCAGCTCGGCGTCGTGCTGCAGGAGATGCAGGACTTGCAGGCCGACGGCGTCATGTATGTCGGGCACCCGGGCACGGGCAAGTCGATGCTGGCGAAGGCGATGGCGCGCGCGCACCGGCGGCCGCTCATGCGCCTCGACCTCGGCGCGGCCAAGCACGGCATTGTCGGGTCGAGCGAGGAGCGCGTGCGCGCGTGCTTCAAGACGATCCGCGCGGTGACGGGCGGCGCGGTGCTGTTCGTGGCCACGTCGAACGGCCTCGGCCTCATTCCGCCCGAACTGCGCCGGCGGTTCAAGCTCGGCACGTTCATGTTCGAACTGCCCGACGCCGCGGCGCTCGCGGCCCTGTTCGCCACCTACCTCGCGCACCACGCCGTGCCGGCGTCGCACGGGCCGCGGTTGTTGGCCGCGTTCGCCGACTGGACGGGCGCCGAGGTGGAGACGGTCTGCCGGCTGGCGTCGCGCCTCGGGTGCACCGTCGACGCCGCGGCCGACTACGTCGTGCCGGTTGCGCGCTCGATGCCGGAGCGCATTACGCGGCTTCGCGAGGAGGCGCACGGCCGCTACCTCGACGCGCGGAAGCGCGGCGTCTACCGCGTTGCCGGCACCGCGACGGCCGAGCCGATTGCGATGGCGGTCGGGCGCGTCGCCCGGGCCTACGGGGAGTCGTAGCCGTGGCCAAGACGTTCACCGAGCGCGCGCAGTACTTGAGCACCCGCACGCGCGGCGCGCGGTTCACCGTGGCCACCGTCGACGGGCGCCCGTCGCCCGTCACGCTCGCCGACTGCGTGTGCAATTGCCCGGGCTGGCGCCTGTCGCGCACGTCGCCGGCGACGTGCAACCACACGCGCCGCTACGTGGCGCGCGACCAGTTCGGCGACGCGCCGGCGGTCGTGTCATTCACCCGGCAATTGCTGCAGGACGCCGGGCACGTGGCGAAGTTCTCGGAGTTCCAGCTGTGCGTGCTCGAGCAGGTGTTCGATCCGCGGCTGGCACGCCGCACCACGGCGGCGGTCGTCGCCGCCGCCCGCACCGCCGCCAGCACCGCGCCCGTCCGGGCCGGGCTGCGTCAGATTGTCCTTGACGACGAGTAACGCCACGCACCACCAACCAAGGAGCACACGACCATGTCACACGTTGCTACGCTGAAGACCCGGATCCTCGACCTCGACGCGCTCAAGACCGCCGCCGCCGAACTCGGCATGACGTTCGCCGAGGGGCGGACCACCTACCGCACGTTCTACGGCGCCAAGCCGTGCGCGCACGCCATCACCGCCGCCGGCGCGTCCTACGACGTCGGCGTCGAGGCGGCGAAGGACGGCCACGGCTTCGAACTCACGTTCGACTCGTGGGGACCGGGCGCGAAACTGGAGGCGGTCGCCGGCGTCGGGCTCGGCAAGCTGCTCGACGAATACGGTTTCGCCGTCGCGTCGGTGCCGCTGCGCCGCGCCGGGCACCGCATCACCCGGCGCTACAACGCCGCCGGCCGCCTGCAATTGGTGGCCTCGCGCTGAGGCCCCGTCGTTCACCACACGTCATCGGGAGGAACCGACCATGAGCAAGCAGATTGTGATCACGTTCGACAACGGCGCCGCCACCGTGGAGGCGCTCGGCTACACCGGGCCGGCGTGCGAGGCGGCCACGCGCGCCGTGGAGGAGGCCCTCGGCACGGTCGTCGCCCGGGAGCGCACGCCGGACTTCACGCGCTCGGCGACGGCGTCGACCCGGCAGGAGGCGCGCCGTGGCTGACCTCGTCATCACGTTCGACGGCGGCACCGCGGCCGCCATCTACGACGACGCCCTTGTGCCCGCGCTCGACGCCCTCGCCGGCGTCGGCGCGGCCGCGGTGCGGCGCGCGTCGCACGTGGAGCCGGCGCCGGAGGCATGCAACGGTCGCGGGTGGCTCGCCGACATGCGGCCATCAGGCGGCCCGGTGCTCGGCGCCAACGGGCATCTTGCCGCCGTGGTGTCGGACGACCCGCGCGTGCTCGGCGGGCTCGTGCCGTTCGCCACGCGCGCCGACGCCCTCGCGGCCGAGCGCGTGTGGCTCGCGCGGGAGCGTGGCCTGTGAGCGCGCCGGACGCCGGCCGCCCGCAATTGTCGGCGGAGGACCGCGCGATGCACGACGCCATCAACGCGACCGCGTCGACGCTGCACGTGCGCGTGCTGCCGCACGCATGGATGGGCGACCTGCCGGAGTTTGAAGCGGCGGTCGCGCACGCCATCCTGACGTGCATGCAGGTCCGGCCGGGCCGCCTCACGGCGCCGGTCGGCTTCATCGTCTCGGCCATGGCCGGCCGCGTGCACGGCCTCACGCGCGCCGAGGTCGAGGCCATGGCGGCCGCGGCCATCGACGTCGCCTTCATCGACTGACACGCAGGAGCACCCGACCATGACCACGACCACGCACGCCACGCCTGACCACCTCCCGAACGTCCTCACGCGTTCGGTAGCCGTCAACATCTCCCGTTCGTTGTTCGGCACGACGCGCAAGGTGCGCGGCACCGACGTCGACGTCGTGCCGACGAGCGCCCTGCCGCAGGACGACGCCGGCGACGACGCCAAGCCGAACCAGCGGCTACTGTCGGTGCACAAGCGCCTGCTCAACTGCGCCGAATTGCGGGCGGTCGCGGGCCTCGACCGCGACGTGCAGGAATGGATGCAGGCGAAGTGCCTGCCGTCGTTCTTCCGGCCCGGCATCTACCTCGTGCCGCACGACCTCGTCGCGACGGTCGAGGCGAAACTTGAGGGGCACCTCGCCAAGCGGGCCGCGCTCGTCGACGCGTTCGTCGCGCACTACCCGGCGCGCGTGGCGGAGATGCGCGCGTCGCTCGGCGCGCTTTTCAACGCCGCCGACTACCCCTCGGCCGACGCCGTGCGCGACACGTTCGCCTTTCGCTGGGAATGGCTGGACCTCGGCGCGCCGGCGTCGCTGCGCCGCATCGACGCGCGTATCCACGCGGCGGCGAGGGCCCGGGCAGACCAGCAGGCGCAGGAGGTCGCGCGGCAGATTCGCGACGTGCTGCGCGGCGCCATGCTGGAACTCGTCGAGCACATGCGCGACCGCCTGACGGGCACCGCGACGAACGGCAAGCCCAAGGTCTTCCGCGACACGATGGTGGCTCGGCTGCGCGAGTTTCTCGACGATTTCCCCTCGCGCGACCTCACCGACGACGCCGACCTGCGTGGCCTCGTCACCCGGGCGCGCGGCATGCTCAACGGCGTTGCCGCCGACGACCTCCGCGCCGACGGCGCGGTGCGCGACCGCGTGGCGGAGGACATGGCCGCCGTGAGCCGCGAGCTCGCCACGATGGTCACGACGCGCGGGCGCGCCATCACGTTCACCGACGACGACTAACCACGACGCACGACGTGAGGCCCGGCCGCCGCGGGCGCGCCCGGCCGCGGCCTCACGCACCCGACCACCACGGCGCGCCCTGCAGACGGAGCAACGACCATGACGACCACCACGACCACCACCGCGGCGAAGTTCGCCAACGACCACGTACCGCTCGACGCGATCCACGTCGTGTCGAACGTGCGGCACCGGCACCCGGCGCCGACCGACGACGACGTGCGCGCCCTCGCGGCCAGCATCCGGGAGTCGGGCCTGATCAATCCGCCGACCGTGCGCCTCGTCGGCGGCGCGGTCGAGCCGCGCGCCTACGAACTCGTCGCCGGCGCGCGCCGGCTCGCCGCCGTCCGGTCGCTCGGCTGGGCGACGTGCCCAGTGCGCGTGATGACCGACGACGCCAACGACGCCGCCGACATGGTGGCGCTCGTCGAGAACCTCCAGCGCCGCGCGCTGCAGCCCATGGAGGAGGCGCGCGCGATTGCCGACATGCTCGGCCGCGCGCCGGCGGCCGACGTGGCCGAGCGCCTCGGCTTCACCGTGCCCTTCGTCGTGCGCACCGCGCAGCTCACCGCGCTCCTGCCGGTGCTCGCGGAGGCGTTCGAGGCCGGGCGCCTCACGCGCGGCGCCGCGGTGGCCCTTGCGCGGTGCACGCCGGCGCTGCAGGAGCAGTGGACCGACGACGTCCTCGAGCGCACGTCGCCGACGGACCCGGAGCCTGAGTCGGCCGTCGACGGCTGGCTGTGCGGCGACCTGCGCGACCTCGCGGTCGCGCCGTGGTCGCTGCACGACGCCCTGCTCGTGCCGGCCGCCGGCAGTTGCGCGGCGTGCCCGAAGTCGACGGCGTCGACGCCGGGCTTGTTCGACGAGCCCGGCGTCGGGCGCTGCATGGACGCGGCGTGCTACGCGGCGAAGGGCGACGCGCACGTCCTGCGCGCGTTCGAGAACGCGGCGCCGGACGCCGTCGCGTTCTCGGAGTTCTACGCGCCGGGCCGCGTGGCCACGGCGCGCGCGGCAGGCGTCGCGCGGTCGCTCGTGGCGCTCTCCGACGTCGAGCGGACGGCGAAGGGCGCGCCGAAGCAGGGCCGCGTGGTCGGCGTGGTCGTGGAGTCGCCGAACGTCGCGCGCCTCGGGCTGGTGCTCCGGCTGCGGCTGGTGGCGCGCGAGGCGGCGCCCGGCGCGGCGGCGCTGCCGACGTCGGCCGGCGCGGCGGCGGTGGTGGCGGAGCGGGCGAAGGCGGAGCGCGACGCGCGGAAGGACGAGCGCGCGCAGTTGGCGGCGGTCGCCGAGGCGGCGGTCGAGGCCGTGACGGCCGACACCGACCTCACGCTGCTCGTCGGCGTCGGGTCGCTCACCGGCGCCGGCACGCCCGCCCTCGACGCGGCGCGGCGGTTCGGGTGCGTCGACGTGCCCGCGGTGGCCTACGCGTCGGTCGGCGACTGGGCGGCGTGCCTGAAGGCGTCGCCGGCCGTCGCCGCCCGGCGGCTCGTCGCGTGGGCCTACGCCGGCGCCGGCGGCGCGTTCGGCGGTCGCGCCGGGCTCAAGTGGGCCCTGAAGGACGGCGCCCTCGGCCGGCTGGCCACGCACGTCGGCGTCGACGGCGCGAAGGTGGCCGCCGACGCGCTGGCGGCCCTCAGGGCGCGTCGGAAGGCCAAGGCGGCGCCGAAGGCCCGGGCGGCCGGCGGTCGGCCCTCCAAGGGCAAGGCAGGGCGGTCGTGACGGTGCGGCGCCCGGCGCGCGGCCGCCCGGCCGCGTTCACCGGGAAGAACAAGGCGCGCTCGTTCACGTTGACCATGACCGACGCCGGCTACGACGCCGCGGCGGCCGGCGCGGCGGCGGCCGGCATGTCGAGGAACGACTACATTGAGTCGGTGCTGCTGGCGGCACACGCCGCCGCCGCGCCGACCGCGGCCCGGGCACGGTGCCCGCACACGTGGCACGACGGGCACGACCGGCGGTGCGGGCGCGTCGCCGGGCACACGGGCCCTCACGCGTGGGGAAAATGGAAGGACGACCGGCCGGCCGAGGCGCCCGGTACGTAAGGCGGGCGGCGCGCCGACCAGACGCGCCGCCCTTGGAGGAGGACCGAAGGGACTGGACCCTCGGCCCGCACCCGACCGCGTAATGCTGGCACTGCGCGGCCGGGCTGTCAAACGACCGCCAGCGGAGAACCGACATGAACGACGACCAGACCATCGACCACGCGCCGCAGGCGGCACCGCGCCGCCCGGCACCGACCACCACCGCCCTCGCGCCGCGCCGCCCGGCCACCGACGACGCGGCGCCGCCGGCGCCCGACGGGCCGCACGACCTCGTCGCGGACCCGACGCGCATGACCGGCATCGGCAGCGTGCGCTTCACGGCGAAGCAGGCGGCCCTGCTGCTCGCGCCGGCGCGCGACGAGGAGATCGACGTCCTGCCGACCGGCGAAATCTACGGCGCGCAAGTGCACGTGCGGCGCCGGCTCAACGCGGCCTTCGGCCCGGGCGGCTGGGGGCTCCGCCCGCTCGGCGAGGCGCGCGTCATGGGAAACACGCTCACGCAACAGTGGGGGCTCGTCGTCGGGCGCCGCTGGGTATCGCTTGCGTGGGGCGAGGCCGACTATCACGCCAGCAACTCGCGCATGTCGTGGTCGACGACGACGGAGAGCCTCAAGTCGAACGCGCTCACCCGGTGCTGCAAGGACATCGGCGTGCTGTCGGAGTGCTGGGATAAGCGCTTTGCCGACGCGTGGCGCGAGCGGTGCTGCGTGAAGGTGTACCGCACGAACACGCCGAAGGACGCGGCGCGCGAGGGCGAGCGGTGGCAGTGGCGCCGGAAGGACGCGCCGGCCTTCTGGGACGAGAAGCCCGGCACGCGGCGCGTCGCCGACCACGACGACCACACGGCCGGGCAGGACCGGCCGCGCGCGACGCACGCCACGCCGCCGACGGCGCAGGGCATGGTGGCGCGGACCATCACCGAGGAGCAGCGCACGCGCCTCTTCGACCTGTGCCGCACGCACGGCGTCTCGAACGGCGCCATGCGCGCGCACCTCGTGGCGCTCGGCGTGCAGCCGAAGGCCGGCGCCGACGCGCCGACCACGCGCGAACTCCCGGCGCGGCAGTACGACGCCGTCGTCGCGTGGGCTATGCGAGGTGGCAAGTGAGCGCGACGGTGCGGCGCGTCGGCACGTGCGAGACGTGCCGGTCGCGGTCGGCCGTCGAGGTGCCGGCGGCGTTGCATCCAGCACGGTTCCTCGTGGCGCCGTGCCTCGTGTGCCGGTGGCCGATTGTCCTTGCGCCGCCGCCGGTCGTCGAGGTGGTGCACGAGGTGGTGCCGGGCACCGAGGCCGACCAGTGCCGCGCATGCGGCCGCATCGGCGACATGTCGCGGTGCTGCGACGGCGCGTTCGTCGACCGCACCGTCGCGTGCGCGTGCGGCGCCCGGGCGTACGCCGTCAAGCACGTCGGCGGCCTCGATGTCTGGCGGTGCGATGCCGCGGCGGTGCATGAATGACGACGCACCGAATCCTGCCCGGGCCGCCGTCGTACCGCTGTACGACGTGCGGCACGGTGCAGCCGACGCGCGTGGCGGCGTGCCGGCGGTGCGGCCACCCGGTGCGCGCCGCGTTCGCGTGCGCGTGCGGCGCCGTGGTCGTCGCGCGGACGGAGCGCGGCGCCACGGTCGTCGCGTGTGGAGGCCGCCGGTGATCTTCACCTACGACGACGACGCGCACGAGTACGCCCTTGACGGCGTGGTCGTGGAGTCGGTGACGGCGCGCCTCGCGCGGCACGGCGACATCGACCGGACGTACTACACGGCCGAGGGGTGCGCGCGCGGTACGCTGGTGCACCGCGCGTGCACCGACGTCGACCTCGGCGCCTTCGACGCCGCCGCGTGGCCGGCCGACGTGCTCGCGTACGTCGCCGGTTACGTCCTGTTCCTCGCCGATTACCGACCGCGCTGGTCGGCCGTCGAGCGCCCGGTCGTGTCGCCGAGCCTGCGCCTCGGCGGCACGCCGGACCGTGTCGGCACGTTCACCGGGCCGGCGTGGCCGCGCCCGGTCATCGTCGACATCAAGTCCGGTGCCCCTGCGGACTGGCACCGCCTGCAGACGGCGTCGTACGCGGTCCTGCTCGGCCTCGGCGCCGCGCACCGCTTCGCGCTGTATCTCCGCGCCACGGGCACCTACAAGCTCGTGCCGCACCCGCGCGCCCGCGACGTCGTCGACGTTGTGGGCCGACTGGCTGCATAATGCTCAACGCTCGATTCGTTCGACTGGAGAACCCGACCATGACGACCACGACCCGCAAGACCCGGCGCGCCGCGCCGGCCGACGTCGCGCCGCCGCCGGCGCCTGCCACCGTCACCCTCGCCCTCGTGCCGGCGCCCGTCGACGCGGCGACCGCGAAGGTGCTCGCGCTGGCCACGACCATCACGACCGTCGACACGCAGGCCGTGTGCGACGTGGCGAGCGAGGCGCACCGCGTGGTGCGCGCGACCGCCAAGGCCATCACCGCGCACCACAAGGCGCAGGCCGAACCCCTCACCGCTGCGCTCGCCGAGGCCCGGAAGCTCGCCAAGACCGACCTCGACCCGTGGCAGCGCGCCGACGACCACCTCGGCGGCGTCATCGCACAGTTCCACGTGGAACAGGCGCGCCGGGCGGAGGCCGAGGCGGCGACGAAGGCGGCCGAGGCGGCCGCGGAGGCCGAGGCCGTGCGCGTGGCCATGGTCGCGAACCTCGACGCCGCGGCGGCGCGCGCGACGAGTCCCGAAGTGGCCGCGGCCCTGCGCGCCGAGGCCGAAGACACGGCCACCGCGCCGCTCGACGTCGCGCCGCCGGTCGTCACGGTGGCCGCACCGGCGAAGGTGGCCGGCCAGTCGGTCGTGACGTCCTACGAAGCCGTCGTCACCGACCGCGACGAGGCCATCGCGGCCATCGCGCTCCCGCTCGTCGTGCACCGCTACCTGCCGCTGATCATCGAGCGGTATGTCGAGGGCATGACGCCGGGCAAGGCCCGGCTCGCGCGGGCCGAACTGCTCGCCGCGGCCGCGGAGGTGTCGGCCACGGTGGCCGCGCCGTCGCCGGAGGTGCTGACGCTCGACCAGTCGGCGCTCGACGTCGTGGCGAAGCGGCAGGGCGCCGCGATGCTGTACCCGGGGCTCACGTCGCGCGCCAAGGTCGGCCTGAGGTATCGGTCGTGAGCGTGCGCGTAATGACCGCCGTGTGGGACCTGCCCCTGCCGCCGGCACAGAAGCTCGTGCTGCTCAAGCTCGCCGACTGCGCCAACGACGACGGACGCAACGCCTATCCATCCGTCGGCCTGCTCGTCACGTCGTGCACCATGTCGCGCCGGACGGTGCAGCGGGTGCTCGCCGAACTCGTCGACGCCGGGCACCTCGTCGTCGACGCCGAGGCGTCGCACCACCGCCCGACGACCTACCGCGTGCACCCGAACCCGGTGCCGGGCAGGGGTGTCAATCTGGCACGCCTCCCGGCGCCTGATGGGGCGCCATCCGAGGCAGGTAGGGGCGTCATTGGAGACGCGTCAGGGGCGTCAACGGCGACACACAATAAAGAACCGTACATAGACCCATCAGGAATCGTCAGTACGCCGGTACGGTCGGCGACGCCGGACGCCGTGGTAGGCGCGTGGAACGACACGACCACGGCGCCCTACCCGAAGGTGCGGCCGCCGCTGCACCGCGACCGGCACGCGCGCCTCGTCCGCGCGTGCGCGGCCGTGCCCGACCTCGACGACTGGCGCGCGCTGTTCGTCTGGATGAACGGCGAGCGCTGGATGCGGGCGCCGGGCACGGGCAGCAATCCGACGTGGGTAGCGACGTTCGATTTCGTCGTCGAGAAACCGGCGCGGCTGCAGTCGTACGTCGAGCGGGCACGCACGGCGCGCCCGGCGCCACCGCCGCCGCGGACGGCCGCCGCGGTGCGCGACGCGACGCGCGAGGCCGGCGTGCGAGCCGTCGTCGCCGGCGACCTCGACCTGTTGGTCGACGACGTCGGAGGTGCGCGATGACGCCGCCGCCGGCCGGCGTGGTGCCGAGCGGCACGGGCGACTGCGGCGTGTGCGCGGGCGGCTGGGTGACGTTCGTGGAAGCGGACGGCCTGTCGTTCGCGTACTCGTGCGCGTGCGCGCTCGGCGTGCACAAGCAGCGGCACGCGCGACCGATCCTCGCCGTGCTGACGCCGGAGGAGGTGCGCGAGTTGTGGCCGCGCGGCGTTCCGGCGTCGACGTCGACGCTCATGGACCAGTTGACGAAGGCCGGCCTTCCGCCGGCGTGGCACCCGCACACGCTCGAGACGTACGGGGAGGCGTTCGGCGCGGCGGCGACCGTGAAGCGGCATCTGGCGCTGGCCGCCGACTGGCTCGCGCAGGCGACCGACGCGCGGCCCGACCTCGTCTTGTTCGGCCCGAACGGCACCGGCAAGACCGGGCTCGCCGTCGGGCTCGTGCAGGGCATGGTGCGGCGCGGCGACCGGCCCGTGTTCGCCGACGCGCGGCTGCTCATGCTGCGGTGGCGCGAGACGTTCAAGGACGGCGGCGAGTCGGAGTCGTCCATGCTGGCCGACCTCGTCATGGCGCCGCTGCTCGTCGTCGACGAGGCGACGTCGACCGGCTCGTCGGACTGGGTCGAACGGTCGCTCACGCTGCTCGTCGACCAGCGGCAGCGGCACAAGCGCCCGACGGTGCTGACGCTGAACCTCCCGGCCGTCGGCGCCGACGGGCGCGCGCTGATGGCCATGGAGTACCCGCCGATGCTCGGCGCGGCGCTCGGCCCGGCCCTGTACGACCGGCTCCGCGAGCGCGCGCAGTTCTGGCACGTCGACGGCGCGAGTCGCCGCCGGCGCCGCGGCACGACCGAAAGGAGTGGCGCATGACCCTCGGCGACCTGCACGCCATCGTGACGCGCATGATTCAGGAGCGGCCCGCGGCCGCCCTCAACGTCGTCGAGGTGCGCGTCGTGACGGCCGACGGGCCGGCCGAGTTCCACGCGCGCAGTCTCGACGCCGACAATCGACTCGGCGCGACGTTCGTGGTGGCACATGCGTCGCACGTCGTCGTCGTCGAAGCCCCGGAGCCGCCGCGTGCGACGCGCGCGGTGCACTGAACCACCAACCAACGAAGGACGGACCCATGGCCACACGAACACAGACCGCACCTCCCGACGCGCCGCCGGCACCGCCGCCGACGGCGCTCGTGCGCGCCGACGCGACGGGCACCCTGCTCGTCGCCGACGGCGCCATCGAACTCACGCCGCGCATGCTCACGCCGCGGCCCGGCGTCCTGTTGGAGCGCGACGCGTGGGGCGGCGTCGGCGATTACCTCGAAACGGTGCACGGCGCTGTGCAGTGGTGGCTCGGCGACTGGCTGGTGCTCGGCGAGGTGCGCTTTGGCGAGGAGCACGCGCAGTACCTGCCGTCGGTCGGCGTCACCGCCGAGACGCTCAGTCAGTACGCGTGGGTCGCGCGCAACATTACGCCGGAGCGCCGCATCTACGAATTGTCGTGGTCGGTCTACCGCGAGGTCGCGGACCTGCCGCCGGCCGACCAGCAGCGGTGGCTGGCGCGCGCGGAGGAGGGCACCGACGGCGTGCGCTGGTCCGCGGCGGAGCTCGCGCGGCGCATGCGCGAGGAGGCGGGCGACGAGGCGGCCGCGGAGTTGTGGGTGCTCGTGCGGTGCACCGACCGCCGCGATCAGGAGGCGTTCCTGAACCAGATCGCCGCGGGCGGCCGCGAGGCGCGCGCCACCGAGCGGCGGGCGAAGGCGTGATGCTGCGACGCCGCGCCCGGGCACGTCGGCCGCGCGCGGCGTCGGCTGCACCGGGCCTCGCGTTGCCGAAGGGCCGCAAGCGTCGGGCCGAAAAAGCCGACGCACGCGTCGCGGCGAACGTGTGGAAGGCGTGGGTGCGTCGGTACGTGTTCGCCACGCACCGCGGGTGCCAATTGTGCCGCCGCGGCGACGGCGTCCACGAGATGCACGAGGTGGTGAGTCGGGCGCGCCTGCGCGGGCGCCCGCTCGCCGTCATCTTCAACCTGTGGAACTGCGCGCGGCTGTGCCGCGAGTGCCACCGCGACGTGACCGAGCGTCGCATCGACGTGGTCGTCGTCGACCTCGTCGCCGGGTGCCTCGGGCAGCTGCTGCCGCAGCGGCGCCTGCCCGGCCTCGAACCACCGCCCGACCGCCTGCCGGACCCTCCGGCGGCGGCGGAGTCGCACATGCGCCGCCTTTGGGACGCCGGCGCCATGCGTTGACGAATCCCGCCCGCCGGAGCCCGACATGACCACGACCACGCACCGCACGACCGCGCCGCGCCACCACGTCGGCCAGATATGGGCCCTGCCGACCGTCGGCCGCTCGCCCGTCACCATCACCGACGTCCTGCCCGCCGGCGCCATAGCCTTCATGCACGTCAACGACGGCCGCCGCGAGCGCCTCCCGGCCGACGAGTTCGCGCGCCGTTACACGCGCCTACTCGCCGAACCGCGGCACGAGGCCCTCGCGCCGCCGGACGCCGGCCCGGTCGCGCAGGAGGTGCCCGATGACTTCTGAGGTCGCCCTGCTGATCGTCGCGTTCGCTGCCGGCATGACCGCCGGGCGCGTGCTCGCGCACGTCGAGACGTCGACCCGGGCGGCGCGCCGGAATTGGGCGCGCGAGTACCCGGACCCGGACGCGGCGAACCACGTGGCGCGCGCCGCGCACACGTTGCACGACGGGCGGCGGCGGTGACGCGGTGGCGCGTCATCGCGCGGCTCGACGCGCGCGTCGCAGTGGTGCCGCATCCGAGCGGCGTCTGCCGGAGCTACAATGACCCGGCGACGCGTGAGCGCGTGTCGCGTTTCCTGCGGCGGGCCCTCGGCGTGACGGCGACGGACGCCGCGCCGAGGTTCCTGCCGTGGCCAGACGAGGACGACGATGATCGAATGCACGCGTAAGGTCGAATGGGACATGGCACATCGCGTGCCCTCGCACGGCGGCAAGTGCCGCCACGTGCACGGGCACCGCTACACGGCCGAGGTGACGCTGCGGCTCGTTGACGGCGGTCTCCGCGCCGCCGGCGCCGAGCGCGGCATGGTCGCCGACTTCGGCAACGTCAAGTCGGTCCTGTTTCAACTGTTCGTCGACGCGTGGGACCACGCGCTAATGCTGTCGTCGACCGACCCGCTCCTGCCGGTCCTCACGGCCGACTCGGTGCCGCACGACACGGTGCGGATCGTCACCATCACCGGCGCGCCGACGGCCGAGGTGCTCGCCGCCTACGTGCTGCGCGCGGTCGGCGAGCATTACCGCGGCACCGGCGTCGAGTGCACGCACGTCCGCGTCTACGAGACGCCGAACTGCTGGGCCGACGCGCGGCCGGCGGAGGACCCGGCGTGACCCTCAACGTGTCGGAATTGTTTTACGCGCCGCAGGGCGAGGGCGCGCGCGCCGGCGAGCCGTCGCTGTTCGTGCGCCTGCAGGGGTGCAGCGCCAAGCACGCGTGCTACGCGTCCGGCGTGCGGTGCGACACGGAGTTCGAATCGGGCGCGCCCATGGCGCTCGACGACCTGTTCGCGCGCCTAGCCGCGCTGTCGCCGTCGTGCAAGTGGATCGTGTGGACGGGCGGCGAACCGCTCGACCAGTTGACGATGCCGCACCTGCACGCCGCCCACGACCGCGGCTATTACAACGCGCTCGAGACGTCCGGCGCGCACGCGGTCGACCCGGGCCTCGCGGTGCTCGTCGACTGGCTCGTCTGCAGCCCGAAGGTGGCCGAGCACGTCCTTGCCAAGCAGTTCGCGCACGTCGCGCGGTCGTGGCACGGGCACCCGGCGGCGTGCCCGGCAGACGTGGCGCGGCTCGGCACGCACGTCGACGAGTTGCGGTACCCGCGGCACGTCGGGCAGGGCCTGCCGGCGCCCGTCCTGCGCGCGTCGGTGCGCTACGTGTCGCCGCTCGCCACCGGCGCCACACTCGACGACGCCAATGTCGCGCACTGCCTCGCGCTCGTCGCGTCCGACCCGTCGTGGCGCGTGAGCCTGCAACTGCACAAGGTGTGGAGGTCGCTGTGACGCTCGACGACGTGCACGCCATCGAGCGCGCGACCGCGGCCGTGCTGCGCGCGGTCGGCGAGGACCCGGCCCGCGAGGGCCTCCGCGACACGCCGTCGCGCGTCGGGCGGTTCTGGTTCGACTGGCGCGGCGCGATGCCGCCAGACCTGACCACGTTCGACGCCGAGGGCGCCGACCAGATGGTCGTGCAGACCGGCATCCCTGTGTACTCCATGTGCGAGCACCACCTCGTGCCGTTCTTCGGCACCGCCGTCGTCGCGTACCTGCCCGACGCGCGGATCGTCGGCCTGTCGAAGCTCACGCGCGTCGTGCGGCACCTCGCCGCCCGGCCGACGAACCAAGAGCGCCTCACGCGCGCCATCGCAGACGCCCTGCACGACGCGCCCGGGCTCGCGCCGCGCGGCGTCGGCGTCGTCCTGACGTGCCGGCACCTGTGTATGGAGATGCGCGGCGTGCGGGCGCCCGGCGTGCACACGACCACGTCGGCCCTCCTCGGCGCCCTCCGCGACGACGCCGCCCGGGCGGAGTTCCTGTCGCTCGCCGCCGGCGGTGCGCGGTGACGGCCCTCCGGCGCCCTCAGGCGGCGTCTGGCCGCCGGGCCGGGTCGACACGCGCCCGGGCCCTCCCGGACGCTCCCACGGGCACGCGGGCGGCCGAGGCGGCCGCCGTGGCGCATATCGACGCCGCCCTGCGGCACCTCGCCGTGCCGGTCGGCGTCCTGCGCCTGAACCCGGCCAACCTCCGCGCGCACGACGACCGCTCCGTCGACACCATCGCGGCCGGCCTCCGGCGGTTCGGCCAGCGGTTGCCGCTCATCGTCCGGCCCGACGGCGTCATCCTCGCCGGCAACGGGCGCTACCTCGCCGCCACCACGCGGCTCGCGTGGTCGCACGTGGCCGCCGTGACGGTGCACGACGACGACGCGGCGGCGGAGGCGTTCGCCATGTTCGACAACCGCGTGGCCGAGGTCGGCACGGCGTGGCGCTACGACGCCCTCGCCGCGGCGCTGCAAGCGGCGTCCGCGCGCGGCGACGACCTCACCGCGCTCGGTTGGGACGCGGCGGAGGCGGCGCCGCTGCTCGCCGCGGACTTCACGCCGGCGCCGGTCGACGAGGCGGCGGCGTTCGGCCACGCGCAGAAGTGGCACCACGTCGTCGTGACTGAGGAACAGGTCGCCGTCTTCGCGCGCGCGGCCGACAAGGTGCGCGCGGACGCCGGCGACCCGGACATGCCGCCCGGGCGGTGCTTGGAGTTGATCAGTGCCGACTACCTCGCCGGCTGACGCGCCGACGGTTTACCTCGCGCACGGCGGCGGCCACGTGCCAGAGCTCGCGCACGACGTCAACGCGGAACTCCTTCCGGCGCTGCTCGTGTCCTACCCGTTCGTGCCGCAGTTCGAGGTGGCGCGCCACGCGTATCGCTATCGGCACTGGATCATGGACTCCGGCGCGTTCTCCGCGTGGAACTCCGGCGCCGTGGTCACCCTCGACGGCTACATCGCGCTCGCGCAGCGCCTCATGCGCGACGACCCGACGCTGCGCGAGGTCATCGCGCTCGACGTCATCAACGACTGGCGCGCGACGACGGCGAACGTCGAGGCCATGTGGAGGGCCGGCGTGCCCGCGATGCCGACGTACCACGTGGGCGAGCCGTGGGACGTGCTGACCGGCTACGCGCGCGACTACCCGAAGGTCGCCGTGGGCGGCATGGCGCAGGTGCACGGCAAGGAGAAGGCGCGCTTCGCCGAACAGGTGTTCGCGCGAGTCTGGCCGAAGCGCCTGCACGGCCTCGCCGTCGGGTCGCACACGCTGATTCAGGCGATGCCGTGGCACTCGGTCGACGCGGCCACGTGGGCGGTGGCGCCGCAGAAGTTCGGCCGCTGGACGGCCTACAGCCGCTCCGGCGCGCAGGTGCCACTGCACGGCCGCGGCACCATCGACAAGACGGTCGAGATTCGCCGCTACCTCGACACCGAGCGCCGGGTGCGGTGGCGGTGGCGCCGCGAAATGGCTTTATTGGAGGGCAAACCATGACGCACGACCACGCGCCCGCGCGCCGCGACGCGATCGTACTCCTGTCCGGCGGCATCGACTCGGCCGTGCTCGCGTGCGACCTGCAATCGCAGGGCTTCACCGTGCACGGCCTCGCGTTCGACTACGGGCAGCGACACGCGGTGGAATTGCACCACGCCGTCGCGGTCGCCGACCGCCTGCGCGCCGGGCTGACGGTGCTCCGGCTGCCGGCCGGCCTGTTCTCCGGCGGCCAGTCGTCGCAGGTCGACGGCGTGGCGGTGCCGGAAGGTCACCATGAGTCCGAGTCCATGCGCGCGACCATCGTGCCGGGCCGTAACCTCGCGCTGCTGGCGCTCGCCGCGGCGCGCGCGGAAGCACTCGGATATGGCTTCGTCGGATACGCCGCGCACCGCGGCGACCACGCGGTCTACCCGGATTGTCGGCCGCAGTTCGCCGAGCACGCGCGCGCGGCCATCGCGGCGAGCACCGATGGCCGCGTGGACTTGGTGGCGCCCTACCTGCTCATGGACAAGGCCGAGGTCGTGGCTCGAGGCGCACGCGTCGGCGCGCCGCTGGCCGAGACGTGGTCCTGTTACGCCGGCGGCATGGTGCACTGCGGGCGGTGCGGGGCCTGCACCGAGCGCCGCGGTGCGTTCGTCGCGGCCGGCGTGGGCGACCCGACGGCCTACTTGCCTCCGAGGACCACAACGCAGTAGCATCACGCACCGAAGCGACTGAGGTGGCCGACCAGCGCCTTATGACCGACGACGAATGGGACGAATTGACCGCGCCTGCGCGGACGCGCGAAGCCCGACGCGCCGTCGCTTACGCCGCCGTCCGCATGGCGAACGACGCCGCCCGGCACCGCCGCGAGCGGCACGAGCGACCCACGCAGGAACCGCCGCTGTACACGGAACCGCCGCGGTACACGAGGTTGGCCTACGTGCAGCCGACCGCCGCGGCACAGGTCGCCGAGGCCACGCGCACCATCGACATCCTGTACGGGTCTGCCGTCTTTCGCCCGTCGCAGGCGGCGCGCATCGTCGGCGACGACTCCACGCCGCGCGGCCACGCGGCCGAGCGCGTCGTCGTCGACGACCCGACGCCGACCCTTCCGCGCCTCGCCGTCGTCGGCGGCCGGCGCGCCATCGTACTCACCCACGCCGAGGATTGACCATGACCGACCAGACCAAGCCAGCCGCACCCGACAGGCCACGCTCGAGCGCGCTGCGGCCGCCGTCGTTTGCGCCGCCCGTGCACCGACCCGATCAGGCGCGCGGCCCGTTCACGTGCCACGTGTCGCTGCTCGGGTCGCGGACGGTGAAGGGCCGGCCCGGCGTGGTGCAGTCGCGCGACGGCCGGCTCTATTTCGTCGGCGTCGCGGCCGGCAGCGCGGCGACGGTGCGGCGCGTGCACCCGAAGACCCGCGGGAAGGCGGCCCGGCGGGCCGACAAGGAGGCGCGCCGTGCGGCCAAGTGACCAGCCCCCGTTGCCGCCGCTCGCGCCTGACCAGACGTCGACGGTGGCGGTGACGTGGCGGCCCTTGCTGTCGGCGCCGGCGACCTTGCGGTCGCGCGCGCTCGTCTACAGCCCCGGACGCGGCGTGCACCGCGTGCGGTTCCTGATGCGTCGGGCCGACGGCGTCGTGTGCGGCACGGTCGACTGCGTGCCGCCCATCAACGACCTGCGCGACGAGTTCA